TGCAGCGGCTGGTGATCGAGCTGTCGGGCATGGCTCCGGCGTTTGAGTGGCACACCAAAACCACATGTGGCAACCCAATTTGCTGCAACCCCGCGCACCTGAAGGCTGTTTGCGCCAAAAAGGCTTTGGCCACAATGTGGCGGGCCAACAACTACCAAGCGCCCACCTATCTGGCCGCACTCCAGCGAGCCGCTGCAGGCCGCGCCAAGGCCACCGACGAAATGGTGCACCGCATCTTGACCGACCCGCGCCCCGCTGCGCATTTGGCGGATGAAATGGGCATCAGCCGCAGCTTGGCGCAAAAGATCAGGGCAGGCAAAGCGCGCAAACAGGTTTCGGCATCGCTGAACCCGTTTGCGGGCCTAATTCGTTGAAAGCAGAGGCAGAAATATGAAAGGTAAAAAGCTGGCGATGAGCGGCAATTTACCATCTGTATATGGGAAAATTGGAACAAAAGATATAAACCGCGAGGTTTATGGGATCTGGTTATCTAGGAACGACGAGTTGCACGATATTCCCGCGCTGAATAGCGACCCAATAAACTTTTATGAGGTGGATTTTGAAGCGAAAGACTACATGCACAAAATTTGGGACTTGTCAGACCTTAATGATGTGCAGCGCCGTATATTTATTGAGAGGATTTTGCTGGGCGCAACACTGGAGAGTTTGGCTTCAAAACTTCGCGTTACAAGCGAACGTATTAGGCAGATTGAAGTTACAGCAATTCGTAAACTCAAAAAATCTGCGAAATGTATAAACAAGGGCGAACGCGCCCGCTGGCCAAGGCCCAAGATCAGGGCAAGAACACTGGTTGAGGATCTGCTTGCTATGCGAATCGCTGCATGATTGCAGGAGTGGAAATGCAAGAACAAGACAAGCAGCGCAAACGCGAACGGCTGCTGATTGCTGGCGGGCTGTTCAAGCGGCCAACCAGCGACATCCGGGAAATTCAAGACGCCATCAAGGCCATGCCGCCAAACGTGCGGCAGCGGCTGGTGGAGGCGGTGGATTGGGTTGAGGAATACACAAATTCAAAAATAAAGGAATGAAAATGAACGTGATTGCAACAACCGTAAGCGCATGGGTTCTTGAGCCAATTTATATAGATGCAAGAGAGGGCGGTGGAAAGGTCGGGGATTATTCGGAATCCCCAGTAATTGCCTGGCGAATTTCAGATAACGGGCACCCGCACCCCATAACGTGCACCGGCGAGCCTAAGGGTCATTTTATGATCCGCTTCGGAGAAAAAAAAGATTTTGAGGGCCATGTTTACATTCCGGACACACTCGAAGTACTGTCACCGTGGGTCGCACAGAAGGACGGGGGAATAGTCCCTGAAGGAGTAAGCCCAGCAAGAATCGTTGAAAAATTTCGAGAGATGCGATACAAGGCTTTACTCGTTAAGCGTTGAACATTCGTTTACAATTCGACCATGCACACGCCCGCCACCCACTACCCCCTGACCGCCAACGACGACAAGACCTACCAAGTGCCGCGCCGCCCGGTGTGGCGCGATGGTGCGCCGCCCGGAATGGGCTGGTGGCCAGCCAATTCGGACGAAGACCCGGAGACTCTGCGCTGGTGGAATGGGCAAACCTGGAGCCTGCCTGCAAACCCGCGCAATGATGAACGGCTGGCGGGCGAGTTGGGTATGCGCTTCCATGTTAGCCGCGGGCCCATCAAGTGGTCGGCGCAATGGTGGCTGGATCAATGATGGCGCATGGCGTGGGCATGCAGGGCGACACGCAAGCCGCCGAAGACGAAGAGCCGCGCACCCGCGAGGATGTGCAGGCTGCTTTGGTGTCTGACCTGACCGGCATCGTGCGCGAAGTGCTGGAGCTGCCCGAGCGCCAAGCGGCCGAGGTGGCGGCGCGCCTGTTTTGGGCCATGCGCAAAGCCTGGGGCGGGCGGCGCGTGCGCTTTTATTCGGCCAAAAGCGAAGAGCTGCGCGCCCAAGCGCGGGCCATGTTCACCGGGGCCAATGCGCTGTCAGTTTGCCAAGAGCTGGGCATTAGCCGGTCAAGGTTTTACGAGCTGATCAGCAAAGACGGGCGGCGCAGGGAGCGCAAGGGGCAGAAGCCCGAATAAGATTAAAGCTATTTACGCAAGGTTGAAAACTGGTGTAAAATCACGCCAAGTTTTAAAGGCTGAATATGCGTTTTGGATCGGTTTGCAGCGGCATCGAAGCCGCAAGCGTGGCTTGGCACCCGCTGGGGTGGAAAGCCGCATGGTTGTCTGAGATTGAGCCGTTCCCCAGCGCCGTGCTGGCGCACCATTGCCCCGATACGCCAAACTTGGGTGACATGACGGCACTGCCTGAGCGTATTTTGTCTGGCGAGGTGGAGGCACCTGATGTGTTTTGCGGTGGCACGCCTTGCCAGGCTTTCAGTGTTGCGGGCCTTCGCCAGTCTTTGGGCGATGCCCGAGGCAATTTATCCCTGACCTTTTGTGAGATTGCAAATGCCATTGACACAGTTCGACATGTTCGCGGAGAGCGGCCCGCCATCGTATTCTGGGAAAACGTGCCCGGAGTCCTCAGCACCAGCGACAACGCCTTTGGATGCTTCCTTGCACAGCTATGCGGGGGCAGTGAACCACTTATTGCGCCCAATGGCTGGACAAATGCGGGCTGTGTTTCTGGACCCAAAAGAACAGTCGCGTGGCGGGCCTTGGATGCCCAATATTTCGGACTGGCCCAACGACGCCGCCGTGTGTTCGTTGTCGCAAGTGCTCGAAACGACTTCGATCCCGCAGCGGTTCTTTTTGAGTTCGACGGCTTGCGCAGGGATTCTACGCCGAGCCGACAAGCGGGGGAAACGGTTGCCCCAACAATTAGAGCGGGCGCTACGAACGGTGGCCCAGAGCATGGAGCCAGAAGCGGAGACAGCAAAGACGAGCTCATTGTCCCCGTTGTAATGGCCCATGGACAGGAGGGGGCAGAGATTGGGCTTGATGGAAGCCCCCCCTTAACCTGTAATCATGAAGCGCCGATTGCGTTTCAACCGGGAAATTTGTCTCGGGGCGCAGGTTCAGCGCCAAGCAGGGAAGTTTTTCCCACCCTTAAATCAGATCATGGCCGTGGCGCAAGCGATCAAGACCCGCATGTGATGCACCCCATCGCCTTTCACCCCACGCAAGACCCCATCAGTAGCATTGACGGCACCACGCACGGGCTGGGCTGTGGGTCGAGCTGTGGGCAAGCAAGTGTGGCGGTGGCGCAGCCCTACACACTGGCGATCCGCGGGCGCGGTGATTGCCTCAATCTTGAATACCGCCAGGGCGGAACAGCCAACGCCTTGCTGACGCCAAACGGCGGGCGTGGCGGTATTGGGGTGGGCGCGGTGGCGCAGCCGATGTCTTGGACAACAAAGCTCCACAACACGCAAAGCAACAACGCCGGGAAAATCTTTGAGGAGCGCAGTCCGTGCCTTGATGCGAACAGTCCTGCGCCTGCACTGCTTACGGCAATAACCGTGCGCCGCCTGACCCCGGTTGAGTGTGAGCGCCTACAGGGATTCTCGGACGCGTATACCAACATCCCTTGGCGCAACAAGCCCGAGTCGCCAGACGGCCCTCGCTACAAGGCGCTGGGAAACAGTTGGGCCGTGCCCAATGTGCGGTGGATCGGCCAAAGGATCGCCAGCGCCCTGCGCTGATATTCCGCAAAACGGCCCAATTTGGCGAATTGGGGTGGCTACAATCGCCGCCATGACCACCCCACTCGAAGACGCCCAGGCGATGCTCGACGCCTACATTGCCGCCGAAAAGAACATTTTGGCGGGCAAGGAAGTTCGGCTTGGCGGCCCCGGCATTGACCGCTGGCTGCGGCTGGAAGACTTGCAAGAAGTCATCAAGGGCCGCAAAGAGTGGGAAGCCCGCGTGCGTGCCTTGACCACCCAGGCTTTGCCGCCCGATGTGGCTGCGCTGCAGACGTTTGGCGGTGTGCGCTACGGATTGAGCAACTTCAGCGTGGCGCGCTGACCAACCCGAAACCCGACACATGGCCAAAAAACCCGCCCCCGCTTTGAACTTGGTGGACCGCTTTGTCGCCACCCTCAACCCGGCAGCGGGTTTGCGCCGTTTGCAGGCCCGCGCCGCGCTGGCCGCCGCCGTGCCCGCGTATGAGGCCGCGTCACCCAGCCGCCACCGCAAGTTTTACAACAACGCGCAAAGCCCCAACCAGCTCACGCAATTGAGCGCGATTGCCATCAGGGCGCAGGCCCGGCAGTTGCACCGAAACCACGACATCAGCCGCGGCATTTTGCGCACCATGGTCAACAACATGGTGGGGCCGCAAGGCATTGGCATCGAGCCCCAGCCACGCCGGGCCGATGGCACCATTCACGAAGAATACGCCGCCCAGCTGCGCACCGCGTGGCGCGAGTTTTGCCTGAAGCCCGAAGTGACGGGCCGCCACAGCATGGCCAAGGTGCAACGTCTCATGGCGTTGACCTGGATTCGCGATGGCGAGGCGTTTGCGCAAGAGCTGGTGGGCACCGTGCCCGGATTGACGCACGGCAGCCGCGTGCCGCTGAGTTTGGAAATGTTCGAGCCCGATTTGGTGCCCTATGACTACCAAAACGTGTTCCCCACGGGTGGCAGCATCGAGCAGGGCGTGGAGCGTGACGCATGGGGCAGGCCCCGCGCTTTTTATGTCTACAAGCGCCACCCGGCCGAGGGCGTGGGCGTGGCTTATGGCACGGGCGACTTGAAGCGCGTGCCCGCCGACCGGGTGCATCACATCGCCCTGCTGGACCGCATTGGCCAGATGCGCGGCGTGTCTGAGTTTGCCAGCATCATCACGCGCCTGGAAGACATCAAAGACTACGAAGAATCCGAGCGCATCGCGGCCAAGATTGCGGCTGCGCTGACGGCCTATGTGAAGAAGGTGAGCCCCGATGGCTACCAGGGCGCGCAGACGGACGAAAACGGCGAGCCGATCAGCCGCCAATTGTCGATGGCACCCGGCATGATCATTGATGATTTGCAGGTGGGTGAAGAAATCGGCATGATCGACAGCAACCGGCCCAACCCGAATTTGGTCACTTTCCGAGGCGGGCAGTTGCGCGCCATTGCGGCCGGTGTGGGCGTGAGCTACAGCAGCGCGGCCAAGGACTACAACGGCACCTTCAGCGCCCAGCGCCAAGAGCTGGTGGAGCAGTGGGTGAATTACGCCACCTTGACAGACGAGTTTGTGGGCCAGTTTTTGCAGCCGCTGTGGGACACATTTGTGCGCGTGGCCGACATCAGCGGCGTGGTGCGCAAGCCGCGTGATGTGGCCGACGAATCCGCCAACGATGCCATGTTCTTGGCGCAGTCTATGCCGTGGATTGACCCGCTGAAAGAAGCCAAGGCCTATGTGGAGCTGACCCGCGCAGGCTTTGCCAGCGAGGTGGAGGTGATGCGCAAGCGCGGCGTGAACCCGCGTGACGTGCTGGAGCAAATGGCCACATGGCGCAAGTTGGCCGCTGAACGTGAACTGACACTGACCAGCGATGGCGCAAACAGCGAGACCGCTGGCAAGCCCGAGCCGCAGCCGGACCCGACAGAAACCGCCGCCGCGGTGGCCGCTGCCAGCATGCAAGCATCGGCCAAAGCCCAAGCAGGCCAGCACAGTGAAACGATGGCCATGATTGCCGCCATGGCTGCCAAGCAAGCCGCCGCTCCCGTGGTCAACGTTGCGGCCCCGGCCACCACGCTGGCCTTCAATTCACAAAGCCTGGAGGACGGCGTGAAAGCCACGCTGGCCGATTTGCGCGAAGTGTACAAAGCTCAGGTGGAAGACATGCCGATCAACATCAACGTGGCCGCAGCCGAAGCGCCCGTGGTCAACGTCACCGTGGACGTGCCCCGCGCCGAAGCGCCGATTGTGAACATCACGAACGAGGTCACATCGGCCCCGGCGCAAGTGACCGTGCAGCACCCCACCACCGCCACGCAGCGAGTGGAGCGCGACAAGAACGGCGAGATTTTACGCACCGTGACCGACTTTGAGGTGAAGCCATGACCCACGCCGCCCGCACCCTTGCCGCCCTGGTGCTTTGCGCCATGTTGGCCGCGTGCGCGAGCGGGCCCCGTGCAACCCAGCCCGACACCCAGACCGCCACCCAGCCCGACGAAACCGAGCTGGCCGCCATGCAGGCAGACGGCACAGGAGGGGCCGCCGGGCTGGCGGTGCCCGTGGGCAAGTGGCTGGGCTTGGTAATTTTGCAGATGTTTCAAAACGTCAAACCCAATGTGGATGTGAAGTTGGACAACCCTCAGAAAGCGGCCCCGTGAAAAAGCATGTTTACTTTTCGATTGCGCTCACTTTGCTGCTGGTCATCAGCGGCGTGGTCACGATCCCCATGGTGTCGCAATACGACCACTTGACGCAAAACTGGATTTATGCCCTTGGCCGCGTGCCGATTATCTTGGGTGCCTCATTGGCTTTTTATGGGCGGGGTAAAGCATGACGGGCGGCGAAGCGGCAGGCGGCTGGCTGGTGGGCAAGCTGGCCCCGGCCTTGGGCGGATTGTTTGGAGGCTTGAGCTTGGCCATGTTTTGGACGCCTGAAAAACTGCGGGAAAAAGGCAAAATCGCCAGCATATTTATTGCCGGTGGTATATCGGCCATGGCGGGCTTTGCGTTAACGGGCATCGTGGCCATGCAGTTGGGCATTGATCAGCAAAAGACCGACGTCATCATTGGGCTGAGTTGGGCGCTGGGCCTGCTGTCCATTGCGGTGATGAACTGGCTGGCCAACTTTATGGCTGCGCGTGAGCACCTGGACATCGCGGAGGTGGGCCGCGAAATGAATGCGGCGCGCAAAGGCGAGGCCCCCACCCCCATTCGCGCCAAGCCCCGCACGCCCAAGCCTGCAGCGAAAAAAGCCCTGGCAGCCAAGCCAAGACGGCAAGCCGAGCCCAAACGGGGCAAGCTGTGAGCGTAGGCGCGTGGCTGCTGGCCGTGCTGGTGATGGAGCTGGTGGCTATTGTGTGCGTGGCCTACCTGTCGTTTGGCGGGGTTTTTAAGGGCATGCGCACCTTGGCCAAAGTGGGCATCTTGATGATGACCACCGGCCTGATGGTGCAGATCATGCGGAGCTTGCATTTTTTTGAGTTTGGCGCGTACCCGGTTGATACGTTTTTTCCGCTGTGGATTACCAAAGACATTGGCATTTCGATTGTGATTTTTGACCTGGTGTCGCTGTCGCGGGAAATGCGGCCGGCGGCCAAACACCACAACCCGTAAAGGACTGAGACCATGGACATCAAGAACCTGCTGAAAAGCGCCGCCCCCATGCTGGGCGCGGCCATTGGCGGCCCATTTGGCGGCATGGCCCTGAAAATGCTGGCCGAAGCCCTGGGCGCACCCGAGGCCAAACCCGAAGACTTGCCGGGCCTCATGGCCAGCGCATCACCTGACCAGATCGCAGCCATCAAAAAAGTGGACGCAGACTTCAAGCTGCGCATGACCGAGTTGGGCTTTGAGAACGAGCAAAAACTGGCGGCCCTGGCCGTGGACAACACCAAAGACGCGCGCGACATGCAAAAGCAAACCCGATCAATGGTGCCCGCATTGCTGACGGGCATTACCGTGATCGGCTTTTTTTCGCTGCTGATCGGCGCAGCGGCTGGGTACTTTCGGCTGGAAGGGTCTGACGTGCTCATGCTGCTGCTTGGCGTGTTGGCGCGTGAGACGGCCAGCGTGTACAACTTTTGGCTTGGCAGCTCTGACGGCAGCCGCCAAAAGACCGAAATTATGAAAGGCCAGAAATGAGCACCACAATCAACGCAGCTCAACTGCAAGCCCTGGGCATTGCCGCCCAATGGCTTGAGCCCCTGAACGATGCCATGGCGCGCTTCAACATCAACACATCCAAGCGCATGGCCGCATTCATTGGTCAGTGCGCCCACGAAAGCGGCAACTTTGCCACCCTGACCGAAAACCTCAACTACCGCATGGAAAGCCTGGTGCGCGTGTGGCCCCGGCACTTCCCCACGCTGGACGTGGCCGCGCAATACCACCGCAAGCCCGAGCAGATCGCCAACCGGGCCTATGCCAACCGCATGGGCAACGGCCCCGAGGCCAGTGGCGAGGGTTGGAAATACCGTGGGCGCGGGTTGATCCAGTTGACCGGCAAAGACAACTACCAACTGGCCAGCGATGCGCTGCGCGTGGACCTGGTGGCCAACCCCGACACCGTGACTGAGGCCGCCATGGCCGCCATGACCGCCGCATGGTTTTGGAACAAGCGCGGCCTGAACGAGCTGGCCGACAAGGGCGAAAACGAGACGATCAGCAGGCGCATCAATGGCGGCACGCACGGCATGGACGACCGCCTGAAGCGCACCAGCACCGCGCTGGCCCTGCTGACGCGACCCGGCAACACCGGCAACGCCGACACGGCAACCGCATAAAAGGGACGGCACCATGGAAGAAAAAACCATCTACTTGGCCAGTTACAAAAGCAAGCAAAAAGGACTGGCCGGAATTTTTAATGTAAGCATCAAATGGCTTACGCGCAGCATCTACAGCCACACCGAGATTTGCGTTGGCAACCCCTTTGAAGGGCTTGTGCACTGCATCAGCAGCAGCAGCCTTGATGGCGGCGTGCGCGCCAAGCTCATGCACCTGAGTCCCGAAAAGTGGGACATTCTGCCCATGCCTTGGGTGAAGGAAGAGGCCGTGTGGGCTTTCATGCTGGACCACAAAGGCACGGGCTACGATTTTGCGGGCGTGGTGCGGTTTGTCTTTCCGTGGCTGCGCGCTCAAAGTAAGCGCCGCTGGTTTTGCACCGAGTGCGTGTCCGCCATTGCTGGCTATCGGGACGCCTGGCGTTTCAGCCCGGCAGATTTTCACATCATTGTTGAAGCGAGGAATACATAATGGCAATAACTAGCACCGACACCTTTCTCGAAGCAAAAGCCGCACGCACGGCGGTTGAAGTGCGGCTCATGAGTGGTGACGTGCGCGGCATTCCAGATCTGGCCTCGCCTGCAGAGGTGGTGCAGACCTTGGGCGTGAAGTTTGAGATTGAGGGCTGACAAATGCCGATTACCTCAAACACGTTAACTTTGGCTGGCGGCACATCGATCAGCCGGTTTACTCCGCAGAACGTCAGCAATTTAGGAGTCACCAAATGAGTTGGTCTTACGCAACTGGAGTGCTCACAAGCACAGGCGCTACTGAAGCCAGCCCTGATAGTCTGTTGGCAGGTATTGCCGTTGTACAAGCTGCTGATGCGACACGAGCATACCGTAACGGGCAAGTTGCTTGGATAAATAACTGTTTGATAGTTATACCCATAGGAACTTTTGTCAAGCATGACGACTTTTCTCAAGTGCTGTTTTTAGGTAGTTCAGGCATCAAAGGGCCAAGCACCGTCATTACTGGTGGTTTTATTGGAGGCGTAGGAGCAACATTGGTTATTAACTCCACTACAAGCTCGTCATTTCAGCCTTTTGGTACGGGGTCTACATTTATTACTACACGAAATAACCCGCAAGACCCCTCTTATACGGTTGTTCACACAGGCACTGTTCGCGTTGATTTTCCAACTATGGGAACCACCAACGTAGTTTACAACCTTGCAAAAATTGACATTAACGGATTGGATTTGTATGCAAATACATCTTCTATAAATATATTCTCGACTAGAATATACGCACGGGCAACTACTGTGTCTATAAAAGACATTAGGTCATTTGATCGCTTTAGAAACCTGTCACAGTCTTTGTTCTTGTACGACGGAACCTACACAAACCTTTACTCTGAGAACCTTGGGTTTTCTTCTGAGCTAAACCTTACGAGCACTGTGATTCTTAACTCCCCTACTTTTTACTCTGCCGTGCCTGTTCCACTTTCGGGGTTGATTCGCCAATGCCGTTTTACAGCTAGAAATCCTACATTTTTAAACAATTGTTGGGATGGTTCCGCAAGTTTTAGTTCAAACGGTATATCCTCTTTAGGTACTTTGTCCATTGTCTACGGTTTTAAGAACATCTTTAAGTTGGGCTTAAACACTCTCGAGGGTGTCAACGTAAGACTTGTTCGGGCACGTCAATCAGTCAGCGGAACCCCGACTTGGGTATTACCCTCTGGCACTGTAACCGCAGTATCAGATGCAAGCGGAACATTCGCACAAGTGGACTTACTTGATGCTTACAGATCGGGCGCAAGCTTAACAGACCTTGAACGGTTTAACTGGACAGCTAAGGCAAGGCGGTTTGATCGAAGAACTGCTGGAGAGACTATTTTCTCTT